TGCAATCTGCGCATATCAGCAAGATAGTGCGCGGCTTGAAATGGCGGCAACACCATGATCCGAGGGCGCGCTGATGGCTGCCGGACGCGGCCGCGGTCGTGCGCTTGGCTCCGCAGGCAAGGTGAGCCGGCAAGCGAAGGAAAACATCCTCGACGCGTTCGAATTTATCGGCGGCGTCGATGCGCTGGCGGCCTGGGCGCGCAAGAATCGCACGGAGTTCTACAAGCTCTACGCGCGGCTGATCCCGGTCACCGTGCATGCGGCGGTGGATGTGCGCCACGCGAGCGAGTATTCGGACGATGAACTCGCCCGGATTGTCGCCCGCAGCAGCCGCGAGGGAGCTGTTATCGAGGCGGAAAGCGCAGAAGGAACTGGCAGCGTTCATTGAATACCTGAATGTCGGCTTTGTTCCGGCCAAGCATCATCTGCTGTTGATCGATCATCTGGAGGCGGTAGAACGGGGCGAAATCGAGCGGCTGATGGTCCTGATGCCGCCCGGTAGCGCCAAAAGCACCTATGCGAGCGTTCTCTTTCCTCCGTGGTTTATGGGCCGCAATCCGCAGGCCTCGCTTATCGGCGCCTCCCACACCACCGATTTCGCCGAGAAACTCAGCCGGCGTGCTCGCAACCTGGTCGACCTCAAAAGGTACCGAAACGTCTTCGGCTTTGGCGTTTCTGACGACTCACAGGCTGCAGGCAACTGGGAAACCGGAGCCGGGGGCGAGTTCTACGCTGCGGGGGTCGGCTCCACCATCGCAGGCCGGCGTGCCGATCTTGGACTGATCGATGATCCTGTACGCTCGCGGGAAGACGCCGACAGTGATCACGTCAGGCAAAAGCACTGGGATTGGTACGTGCACGACTTCATCCCGCGCCTCAAGCCGGGCGCGCGTCAAATCCTCATCCAGACCCGCTGGCACGAGGATGACCTGGGGGGTCGGATTCTCGAGCGCGAAGCCGCCCGCTGGTACGTGCTGAAGCTGCCCATGGTCGCTCGCGCATCCGATCCGCTCGATCGTGCTCCCGGCGAGCGGCTTTGGCCGGAATGGTTCACGCAGGAAATGGTGGAGCAGGCAAAGCTCGACCCCCGCGCGTGGAATGCCCTCTATCAACAGGATCCCGCCCCTGAAGAGGGCGATTTTTTCCAGCGCGACGACTTCAACGACTACCTCGAGTTCCCGCAGCAGCTGCACTGCTATGGCGCCTCCGACTACGCGGTCACCGAGGGCGCTGGCGACTACACCGAGCACGGAATCTTCGGCCTGGACTTCAACGGCGACCTGTATGCGCGTGACTGGTGGCGCGAGCACGCCAAAAGCGATGTCTGGATCGAGCGGCAGTGTGACCTGATCATTCAGTACAAGCCGCTCATCTGGTTCGGCGAGTCCGGCCCGATCCGGCGGGCGATTGAGCCATTCTTGCGCAAGCGCATGCAGGAGCGGGGCGCGCTGTGCCGCCTGGAATGGCTGCCGAGCATCGCCGACAAGGTCGTGCGGGCGCGCGCGATTCAGGCCCGTTGCGCGATGGGCAAGGTGTTTCTGCCGAAGTCGGCGCCGTGGAAAGCCGATCTCATGTCGCAGCTGATGCGCTTTCCGGCCGGCAAATATGATGATGGCGTTGACGTGCTCTCGCTCATCGGTCGCGGGCTTGAGTTCGCCAATGCGCCGAAGCTTGCGCAGCCGACAAATGGTCATGTGCAGATCAACCGGGTGCGGGGTCCGAACTCGTGGATGCGATCATGAGCATTCATCGCAAAGAACTTCTCGTCATCGCCGGTCGTCTGACCGAAGGCGAGGAGATCACAACCCAGGACGAGGGCACGCCACTGTCGACGTTTGCCATGCGCCTTTGCTCGGATCCGACGCTATCGGAAACGCAGCTCGCACTGATGGTCGTCTTTCTGGCACAGTCAATCGAGCGGGATCGCGAATGAAGCAGCACATTGATGGCTGAAACCGACCGCGCCGCCGCCCGCAGGACGAAGCCGCATATCCGAGTGCTTCGATCATCGAGTCACTGGCCCGGTGCGCGGCTCTACGAAGTCGAAATGAGCGGGGAACGCGGCCGCTTTTGGCTCGACACGAATCGCCTGAGCATTCTTGGCGAGGCGATTAAGCACAACATGGGCAACCCGTATGTGAACTGGATCCATGGCGTCTACTATGGCTGAAGTCGATAGAGCAGCTGCGCGCACCGAAGAAGACCGCGAGTTCGCGGCGATCAGCGATGCCGCGATATGGGCCGAAGCCAAGGACCGCCTGCAGATAGCCGCCGAGCACGAAACCGACAACCGCAAGCGCGCCAAGGCCGCGGCCCTGTTCGTCGAGGGCGATCAGTGGGACCACGATGTCAGCACGACGGCATCGATGGATGAGCCCGAGCTCACCATCAACCTGACCGGCGCGATGGTGACGCGGGTCCTGAACAACATCAAGCAGCAGCGCCCGCGCGGCAAGTGTCATCCGGTAGGAGAGGGCGCCGATATCGAGATCGCCGAGATTTACAACGGCATCGGGCGGCACATCGAGACGCGCTCCGAGGCCTCGGTAGCCTATGACACGGCGGCCGATTGCGCGATTACCAGCGGCGTGGGCTACTTCCGGCTGGTGGCCGAATACATCGACCCGCGCTCGTTTCAGAAGGATCTGCGCATCTTGCCGATCCGCAACATCTTCACGGTCGATTTGGATCCTGGCGCCATCATGCCGAGCGCGGCGGATATGAATTGGGGCCTTATTTCTCTCAACATGCCGCGGCCAGAGTACAAGCGCCGTTATCCGTCGGCTGAGAATGTTGCGTTCAATGAGATTGGCGCCGACAAGGAAAGCCAAGCCTGGGAGGACAAAGAGCGCATCCGGCTTGCCGAGTATTTCCGAATCCGCGAGAAAGAGGAAAAACTCTACCTGATCCGCGCCGCCGATGGTTCCGAGATGGTCCGCTACCGCTCAGAGTTACCGCGGCGCAGGCGCGAGAGCGACGGGGCGATGATCGTGGATATCGATGACGTCGCCAAACGTTTCAAAATGGCTGACGCCAAGATCGAAGGCTCGCGCGATTCGGTGAAGCGTCAGGTGGAATGGTTCCGGCTTAACGGCCGCATCGTCATCGAGCGCCAGCAGATCCCCGGCACGTACATCCCGATCTTTCGCGTCGAGGGCAATGTCCGGGACATCGACGGCAAGGTGCGCCGCCGCGGCATGGTAGAAGCCATGATGGATCCACAGCGCATGGTGAACTACGGCGAGGTCGCCAAGATCAAGCGGCTGGGCCTGGCGCCCAAAGCGCCGTGGACCTCCTATGAAGGCGTCACCGACGGGCATCCGGAATGGGATGATGCGAATCAGAAGTCCTACTCGATGCTCGTCGGCAAGGCCGTCGTCATCCCCACGGCGCAGGGCGACCAGCTGCTTCCGCTCCCGACGCGGCAGCCGCCCGCTGAAATCGAGGCCGGCTTCGCCGAATTCGTCCAAGGCATGCGCTCGAATCTGCTGGCGGTCGCCGGTATGCCGAACGAGCCCGGCCAGGATCAGCAGGGCCAGGTCGTATCCGGGCGCGCGATCAAGCGCCGGCAGTGGCTCTCCGACCAATCGCACTTTCAGTACTACGACAATCTGACGCTCGGAATCGCGCAGCTGTGGCGCGTGATGGTCGAGTGGATTCCGTTCTATTTTCCTGAGCCCGGCCGCATGCAGCGCATCATCGGGGAGGATTCGACGCCTTCGATGGTCAAGCTGAACGAGAAGACGAGCGAGCAGGGCGCGGACGGGCAGGCGGTCGAGAAGGTCAAAAATGACCTCTCCGTGGGGCGCTACGACGTGGTCATGGATACCGGCCCAGGCTACGAGACGAAACGCGAAGAGGGTGCCGAGAACCTGATCGACCTCCTGAAGGTCGCCCCGCTCGCCGAGATCATCGCCAACCGCGGCCCGGATCTGGTCTTCCGTTCGATCGACCACCCGTACATGCAGGAGCTTGCCGATCGGCTGATGGCGCAGAACCCAGAAGGTCTGCAGAAGGTCATGGAGGGCCTATCGAGCCGCGCCCGCGCCATCGTCCAATCGCTCGGCAACCAGGTGCAGGCGCTTCAGCAGCAGCTCGCGCAGGCCCAGCAGGACGCCAAGGCCGGGATCACCAAGCAGCATATGATCGAGACGGTCAAGGCACACGGCATCGAGGTCGGCGCCGCGACCAAAGTTCACGATACCGAGACGCGTGCCCACACGGCGCTGGCGGTCGAGGAGATTCGCGCGGGCGGCAAGATCCTCGATACGCATGCCAAGGCTGGGCATGACGCGGCGGCCGCCGAGCGCATGGTCCAGTCCGGAATCAACGCCGAGAACCGGCCAGAGGGGCAATGATGGCAGTAGTGACGATCGACGCCGCGGGCGAACTTGAAGCGCTGCAGGCCGAAGCCGACGGATTGGAGGTCGGAGCCGCCAGTGAAGCAAAAGCGCCGAAAGCCTCGGAAGCAGAAGCGAAATCGGCAGAAGCGGCGGCCGATGCCAAGGACGATTCCGACGATGTGGAGGGCGACGACGGGCTGACCTCGCGCGAGCGACACGATCTGCTGGCCGTGGGCCGCAAGGAACTCCCGGATTCGGTCAAGCGCGTCATCGGCAAGCGGGTCGCTCAGCGCAGGGCGGCCGAGGAATTTGCTGCGGCGCAGTACAACGAGCGGCGGCTGGCCGAGCAGCGGGCCGCGGCGGCAGAGCGGGAGCTGGCCGACCTCAAGGCCAAAGCCAAACCGGAGACCGCCCCGGCAGCTGCCGAAGAATCGGCCAAGCCGGAGCGCGCCAAGTTCGCCACGGACCACGAATACCTGGACGCCATGATCGCCTGGGGCGTCGAGGATGCGATGAAAAAGCGGGCGCAGGAGGAGGCGAAGCAGGCGGCCGAGCGGCGTCAGGCCGACATTCTGGCCGCCGCCAGCGAGCGCATAGCCGTCGCCCTGAAGGTCGTTCCGGACTTCGAGGCAGTCACCAAGGCCGTCGACACCGAGGTCCCGCCTGCAGTCGCCGGCTACATGCAGAAGTCGCCCATGTTCGCCGAGCTGGGCTACCACCTAGCCAAGCACCCGGATGTGCTGAAATCTCTGGGCAAGCTCGAGCCGGATGAGCAATTGGTGACAATCGGAAAAATCGAGAGTACCCTTACCCCATTCGCGTCTGTCCCCGCAAAGGAAGACACGAAGGATTCAGACGGCGCAACGCCGAGCAGCAAGACAGCAGCAAGCACCAACGGCAAGCGGGCCAGCCCCGCCCCGAGCGAGGACACGGGAACCATCCCGAGCAGGGCCCGCGATACAGCGCCTGTGATCAGGCCGTTGAATGGCAGTGGGGCAGCGCCAGCCGACATCGATCCGCGTGACATGAACATCCGCGAGACGGTGGCCGACTGGCAGAAGCGCAACCACGCCAATTTCAGCCTGCGCAAACGGCACTGACGCGGATTTCTGTGAATTCGCTGCGCCCTCGGGGCGCGAGGTGCTTAGCTCGTGGCAAACCAACTACTCACGATCAGCATGATCACGAACCGGGCATTGCCGGTGCTCGCGAATCTGTGCGTGCTGACCGATAAGTTCAACCGGCAGTACGACAAGGAATTCGGGCAGAAGGGCAAGAAGATCGGGGCCACGTGCAACGTGCGCCTGCCGCCCAGGTATCTCGGCACCTTCGGTCCGGCGCTCAACGTCGAGCCGTCGACCGAGAACTATGTGCCGGTGAACATCCTGTACCAGTTCCACGTCGACATCCAGTTCAACACCATCAACATGCTGCTGGACATCGATGATTTCGAGGAACGGTTCATTCATCCGGCCTGCGTCGCGGTCGGTAACCGCGTCGACAATGACGGCGCGTTCTTTGCGATGCAGAACACGGCGAACCGGCTCGGCACACCCGGCACCACGCCTACATCATTCAAGAATTTCTCGGACGCGCGCGCGATCCTGGTGTCCGAGGGCATGCCGCGCGGGATGATGCCGACGGCGGTGCTGCATCCGCTGGCCTCCTCGAGTATGGCCGACAGTCTGAAGGGCCTGTACAACCCGCAGGCGGACATCTCCAAGTTCTTCGAAACCGGCATGGTGGCGGCCAAGACGGCCGGCGCCGACTGGTTCGAAGATCCTAACATCGCCAACTATTCGACCGGCTCGCTCCTTGGGACTCCGGTGCTGGCGGCTGCAACGTCCCCGTCTGGCGGCACGGCGCTTCTGACTTCCGGGTGGGCGCAGACAGGCACACTCGAGCTTTCCGGTTTGACCAACAATTCGGCCGCCTGCTTTGTGGGCGATACGCTCACGATCCTGGGCTGCTATCCAGTCAATCCGCAGAATCGCGGCAGGTACGGAACCTCACTTAAGCAATTCGTCGTGCTCCCACCGGGCGGCTACGCGCAGATGACCGGCTCGGCGGCACCAGGCGGCCCACAGTTCTCAACGGCCACGCTCTCGCACGGCACCTTCACGGCGACCGGTGCGAATGCGGGTCTGTACACGGCCAATGGCTCGGGCCTGCTGACCGTAACCATCGGCGAATGCGTGATCTCGGGCGGCCAGTTCCAGAACGTCTCAGCCGCGCCCGTATCGCCCTACACGGTGGTCCTGAACGGCAGCGCGACGCTGGCGACCTCCTCGACGGAGAATCTGTACTTCCACCGCGACGCGTTCGCTCTCGCGTTCGTGGACTTGCCGCTGCCACGCACTGCGGTCGAGGCGAGCCGCGCCTACGACGAGGATCTGGGCATCTCGATCCGGATCGCCACTCAGTACACCATCAACAACGACGCGGAGCCGACCCGGATGGATATTGCGTACGGCTTTTCCAGTCTGTACCGCTCGCTCGCCGCGCGGATCTCGGGCTAAGGAGACGACATGTCCAATCCTTCAGTCACCAATGTCGACGGCTCCAATCCGGGCCCGAACACCTCGAGCCTTCCCGATACCGTCCAATCCCCGATTGGCAACGTCTGGAAACTCGGCGTCTTCAGCCTTACCCTGTCGCCGGCCTCGGTCGGCGTCAATACCTCGGCCGAGCAGACCTTCTCGACCACCGGCATCGGTCTTCTGACCACCGATATCGTCCTGGTGCAGAAGCCGACCGCTCAGGCTGGCCTCGGAATCGTCGGCTCGCGGGTTTCAGCGGCCGATCAGCTGGCGATCACTTTTGGCAACTTCACGGGCGCCACGATCACACCGACCGCATCGCAGGTTTACACGGTCGCAGTGTTCCGCGTGCAGCCTAACTGGGCGGCGCCGGCTTCCGGCAATCAGATCGACTGGTAAGCGATGGCCGAGCACCCCACTCGGCCAGTCTTGCCGAAGACGGTGTTTTTCGGCACGCCGACCTACGACAAGACGGTCACGATCGACCACGACAATTCGATGGTGGAGTCTGCCATCCTGCTCACGCAGCTCGGCGTGCGCCTGCAGCGGCACGTCGAGGCGGGCGGGATCTATCTGGGCCTCATCCGCAACAAGATCGTGGAGGCGTTTCTGGCCTCGGATGCGGATGATCTGCTATTCGTGGACGCCGACGTCGGCTTCGATGCGCGCGTGCTGCCGCGGATTCTGTCGCATCGGCAGGAAGTCGTGGGCGGCTTGGTGCCGAAGCGTTCGACCGAGCGCGATGATGATTATCACCAGGGCGCGCTGACTGGCCTCACGGAGGATGGGCTTTTTCAGGCGCTGGAGATCCCGACGGCGTTCCTGCGCATCAAGCGGTCGGCGTTCGCCAAGCTTGAGAAGCCGTACTTCCGTTCCGAGGCTGATCCAGAGGCTTTCGGGGAGGACATCTGGTTTTGCCGGCGCTGGTGCGAGACGGGCAATTTCCTCTGGGTGGATGCCGATATCAGCTTCAGCCATCGCGGCTCGCGCGCTTGGCGCGGGAACTTCTACGATCATTGCGTCGCAACCGGCCTGCTCAAGAAAGCGGCCTAAGGATCCGGCATGGCCAACCCGAATGAGATTTCCAGAGGCAACATCATCGGCCAATGGGTGCTTGCGATCACGATCTCGCCGGCCTCGGTTGCTCCGAACACGACCGCCGAGCAGACCTTCACCGTGAATGGGCTGGCGCTGGGCGACATGGTGGACATCAGCAAACCGACGACGCAGGCGGGTCTGGGCATCGTCAACAGCCGTGTTTCGGCTGCGAATCAACTCGCGCTTGCGTTCGTCAATGCGACCGGATCGACCATCACGCCGACGGCGAGCGAGGTCTACTACATCGAAGTCTCGCGCCCGGTGAACCTGACATCGAACAATTCGACGCTCACCCAGATCAGCTGATCGATGGATAAGCCATTCCAGCCCACCGGCCCGACCATCCTGGTCGACAACACGGCCCGCGAGATCGGGATCCGCGCCGACGCGCTGGGCGGAGCTGGCAACAACTATAGGGTGCGCAATCTGGCTTCCACGGGCCAGTATTTCACCCATGGCGCGACCTCTAGCGTGACCAGCATCGGCGCTCCTGTGGGCGGCACGCCATCGGCCAATACGATCGGCATGGCTGGCAATGGCGTGGAAGTCTTCTCGGGACTTCTGCCATGGATGATCGCCAGCACTTCGACCGGGTTCGAGGTCACACCAGGCGACGGTTTGTAAGGGGACTGCCATATGGCGGTCCGCGGCTCCGGGTTCCATCTACGCAGAAGCCCTGGTGGGCCAGCTGGCAATAGTTTCTCGGTTCCTGGCGTCAGCACAGGCACAAACCTAACTACGATTTCTGTGCCCTCAGGAGCGGCCGCTGGCGATATGCTGCTTCTTTATATCTCCAGCGGCCTCAGCAACTCAACTACGGCGCCGTCAGGTTTTACGCAATTGTTCCTAGATACTGGAGGCGGCATCAGGTACGGGATTCATTACCGCGTGATGCAGGCTGGCGATACGTCTTGGACTCTATCCGGAGTCTATGCAACGCTCGTAGCTCTCCATTCGACCGGAGGAACGCCAGTTGCGGATGGTGCGGCCAATACACAGCAGACAACAGGAGGAACTTGGTCTAGTCCGTCATTAACTCCCACTACAGGATCTGACGCCGCTCTGATGAGTTTCCTGAGTTCGGACGGCGCAAATCGAGCGCCAGCGCCAGGCTATACGGCACTCATCACATACAACTTGAGCGGTCCGGGCGGATCTGGCATGTCGATATCCTTCACTCAACTCGCATCCTCATCTGCATTTGCCGGAACAACCTGCGGAGCTGTCGCATCTACAGGCTTTCTTGGATCTGCGGCGATGCTGCTTTTCAAATAATGGCCACAATGCCAAACCTCGTCGGACTCGAATATCCAGCGGCCCTGACCGCACTGGTCGCCGCTGGCGTGCGCGTGCTTCCACTCGGCTATTTCCAGACCGATCCCGTGATGATCACATGGATTGCGACCGCTGCGGCCAAGCCTGGATTCGTCACAGCGCAGTCACCCGCCAATGGCACGACCGGCGTCCTCGCTAATTCGCCCGTGAACCTGACAGTGGCAAACTATGCGGTGAGCGTCGCCTATCCTGCGGGAGGCACCAACGTATGACCATCGGCGTTACGACCGCGCTTAATCTGATTCAGGGCGCGTTGCGCAAGATCAATTCCTACCAGTCCGGCGAGCCGATCGCAGCGCCCGATTCGACGGACTGCCTTGATACGCTCAACGACTTGCTGGACTCGCTATCGACCGACAAACAGTACATTTTCGGCTCTAACGAGA